TTAATTGTTATTAGTCCCACAAATCATGTCAGCTATATCATCAGCAGATTGCTCCATATTTGTATGCTGCATGTCCAATCCTATCATATAGCCAATATTAGGCATATCATCAGTAATGTGCTTGATTTCATGTATGAAAACTCTGCATTGAGTTTTATAATTTATAGAACCATTAAGAATCAAATGATAATTTCCACGTCTACTTACGTAAACAAATCCTAATAAACTGGAAGGTATGTTAAAACCTATAGTTGTTTTAATATTGAATGCATTCATAACTTCATAGAAGAGTATATCCTGATTTAAAAGAGCCTTCAGGAGTGGCTTGTCTAGTATATCCATAAAATCATCCTCTCAAGTATGTATTTAATAAAATCTTTATTTGAAATATCGTTAATCCACCTGATACGCTAATTTTCAGATGAAGAAAAATTATTGAAGTTTTCAAGGAAGTCATAAGCCTTTTGACCTTTGATAACTGCAGACTTAATTGATTTTACATCACCAGATATCTGGGCAGCAGTATGTGTCAAGTTATCTATTTCAGCTTTATGTATTTGTGAATTGTGTTCCAATGCTTTGAGAATTTGAGTATTTTCAGTTGTTTGGGATTTAAGTTCATCAAGTTGAGATTGTATTAAATCAAATTTATTGTCTATTGAATCAACCTTACCTGTAAGATTGCCTAGTAGGTTTAATATTTTTTCCTCATTGTTCATTAAATCATATCCTTTCAAATTTATTTTCTCATCATGGTTATTATATGAAAGTATACCATATATTATTTTACATATTAATTATTTTAACACTTACCTGCAATTATGTTATAAATATATTGCCAAAATATGTTTAACTAGGTATAATATACTAGAAAATTATACTTTGGAGGGGTTAAATTGAAATTAAAACGAATAACTAACACCTGTGCAATCTTTGTAATTACTTTTTGTCTTTTACTTGTTGGTGCAGGATGTTCCCAAACTGATACTAAAAAAACCACTAATGATAGCACCAATGCTACCCAGAAACAGAGTTCTAATAATAAGAATGAAAAAGCTGTACAACAAAAGAATTCCAATAATAAAACTACTAATACTGCACAAAATACTGAACAACAAAATTCGAAATCTGTATCTAGTACTAATATAGAAGATATCAAACAAGATTTATCAGATCAACTAGGCGAAGGAGAAACTTTCAAGGATATTTCTGTTAATGGTAATAATATAACATTGAAAGTTGATCTTGGAAATAATACAAAAGTAGTAACTAAAGAAGATCTAGCATATACTAGGTATTCAAGCTTAACTGACCATTTATTAAGTCAAAATAAATGGCAGGTAATAACAGTTAACTTCATTGGAGTTGGAACAATAAGTATGAACTCTAGTGAAGCAGTTGAACAAGAAGTAGGAGGACAAAAATCAAAATATTTTCCAATAAAGAATATAGAGCAAAATTTAAAGAAATAGTAATTTTACATAAACTATTAATTATGACAAACGACCTGAGAATACTTGGGTTGTTTGTTTATTTGTCAAGATATTTATCCATCATTTCTATCTTCTTCATCTTCTATAGCCTTTATAATTCTAACAACTTTCTTTATATCATTAGGAGACATCTCCTTGGTCTGCTTGAAAAGTAATTTTAAATCTTCTCTGTCTTTCAGAGTATCCCAAAATTCGGATAATTCGGGATCATCATTTACTGATTCAGATATTTTATCAGCAGAGGTAATTCCATTTTTAATATCCGTTCTACCTAATAAATAATCAATAGATACATTAAAAAAATCAGCAAACATAGTTAGCGTATCATTATTTGCTTCAATAGTATTTTTTTCATATTTCGAGATATTTGCTTTAGATAAATTCACTATTTTTCCAAGTTCCTCTTGAGTAATTCCTTTTTCTTCTCTAAGTTGTTTTAATCTTTTGCCAAAACTCATAATAATACCTCCATGTTTACATTAATTATACAGTATCATTTTATGAAACAAAACCTAGTTTCTAAAAACGATATTTTTTACAAAAAACTATTGACAATTTCCAAAATAGAAACTATAATCAAAACATAAAGTATCAATAATTGAAACATAGATAAAGGAGGAGAATTAAGTGTATAAAAAGCTTCGAGAACTAAGAATTAAGCACAATATTTCTGGTGTAGAAATGGCTAAGTTGTTAAATATAACTAAAGCATCATACTCAAAGAAAGAGCTTGGTTCAGTAAAATTTTCACTTAATGAAGCTAAATTAATATCAGATAAATTTAATAGATCAATCGAAGATATTTTTTTTGAAAATAAAGTTTCTAAAATGGAAACTAACACAGCTGTAAAAGTTGTTGGATGTTAACTAATTACATTATAAAACCCATAGTTCTATATCACCATGATATGAGTTTCAGGAATGATGTGGAATATGTGAATTGTGGTGCAGAGATTATAGATGTTTTGGGAAAGGAGATGAGGTAAATTAAGATTTTAATAATAGCATTAATAATATTAATTTTATACTTACTGATACAATTATTTACTTATTATTGTGCTACAAGGGGAGTGCTTTATTACTTAGGAATAAAGTATGATGATTTGCTAGATATTAAAAAAGTCAAAGAACTCACCAGTATGGCAATGAAAAGAACCATAGATGAATTCTTTGGTAGGAATTAATAACCTAACTGTTTATTTATGATTTGAGTTAATACTCCAACTGATATTTTAGATAACATATTCAGTGAACATGAACCCACTTTAGTAGCAATGCTTTTAGTATGATTCCATACATTATCACCGCGAATATTGGCTAAAAATTCATTACCAGTCCATGATAGGTTAGAAACAATTTGTGGACCATCTTCAAAATAAGTTACTGAATCAACTAAATTAGCTTGATCTATTTGTCTTATATGATAGTTTATTGTTCCTGAATCATATTTTTGTAATTTGGATTTTAAATCATTCACTGAAATAATTGGATGTTCATCAGTTGTATTTTCTTCAATATACAGAAGAATATCCCTGATACAATCAGGATTTAGTCGCATAAATTACCACCACCTTTCTTGATAGTGATAATTCTACAAGGACAGATAAAAACCTTTAGAAAATAATGTAATTTAAGTAACCAAGCGCCATCTATTTGAATACTATAATATTAGTAATTTTAGGAGGAATTTTTATGGCCAAAAGAGAGAGGATTAGATATGAGGACATAAAGGTAGTTATCATGAATCCGGAGTGCTTACCTATAACCCAAAAGAAAATATTTGATTTCTTCTATGAAAAAGTTATGCGTGAACAGGCTCAGAAGCAGGCAGAAAATGAAAATAAACTTAAAGAAGTAAAGTAGTCTACAAGGCTGAAAGGCCTTTTATAAAAAATATTTTTCTGAAAAGAGACAAATACTTGCTCAATATATTCTATGATGAATATTTAAAAATAGTACCAAAAATAAATAATTTTCAAGGAGGATTAAAAATTGAAAGAATACAGCTTGGGAGAAGTAATAGATAAGTTTGGAAGAAATAACAATTTGAAATTCAAGTTTGTTGCAGAAGAATCTTATAAGACGAATGAAGGAGCCGTAATTGCTTTGGATGCAGAGGGAAGAGTTGTAAATGAAGAAGGTGAACCTATATTATCAAATTTTAATTTGAGAAGTAAATTCAGATTGGTAAATGATCCAGTAGATAAGATGGAGGCCTTTAAAGAATTTAGAATGGGAAAGACAATTTATTGTGAATATAACGGTGCAACATATGTATATATTCCATGCCATGAAAGTGAGTTTACTGCTTTGAAAAATAAGTTTGATGAACCTGTTTCAATTGAAGAAATTTTGTATGGTGAATGGTTCATAGAGGAGGAATAGAAGGATGTATAAGAGGGCAAGAAAAAAATGCAATTTAAGTATTGAAGAAGCAGCATTTAGATTAAATATATCATCAAGGACTTTAATCAACTATGAATCAGGAGATACAACACCTTCACCTGATATAGCACTTGCCATGTCAAGATTGTACAAGCAGCCTTTTTTAACACAGATTTATTGCAAGGAATGCTGTGGAATTGGAAAAGCTTATAGTTATTCAGTTCTTGATAATGTGAATATGAGTATTGAAAGTGTACTTTTGAGTTTGCAGGAAGAGGCTGTTGAGGCAATGGAAGTACTTCCAGATATGTTGAGGTTAATAAGAAATAAAAAGAGCAAGTCTGATTTTGCTGATAGTGACTGGCGTTGGTTTATAAAAGGGCTTCAGGAATGGCTTGACCTTGAACACAATATTGAGTGCCTGAAGATATCATTTAACAGATTTGCAGATATGGAAAAACTTATACAGGAACATAATGCAAAGTGTATTGCAAGGCATTATTCTTTAATATCAAGATAAAAAAAGAACCCTTAACAAAGGGTAAAACAAGTTTATTTGCTAAGATACTCAGCCAAGTATCTTAGCTCCATTATATCATAAAGGAGCGTGTATTCAAAGTGAAAAAAATATTTACAATTGTAACCACTAAAAACAAGGGAACCTTTTTTAATCAAGATAAGTTTATTGTAGCCTGCGGTAAGAATTTTAATATACGCCAGTCAGGAGACACTCAGGATGTGATCCGTAAATGAGCAGGTGGAAGAAAAAATCTGTTGACAGCTCAAAATCTAATTTATTGCCTGGGCAAATGAGTGTTTTTGATATTGGATATGAAACCATGAAACTTCAGACTGCAGAGTTTATACATAATAAACCTGTACCTCGCACTGATTCAAAGGATATAACCTCTATGCAGGAAAAAACTTTGAAGAAGTTTATATCAGACTATGAAGTTTCAAGAGCTGCCAAATGCGGAAAAAGCCTTGAAATAGAAGTTGTAAATGCAGATGGATTTATTGCCTATTGGATAGATGAAAATGGCAGTGAAGATTTTCATTTCAATAAGAAAGCATCAATACTGCCCTGGGATAAAATTATATATTATTCCGAAAAGTTTAAAGATCCTCCATTAACTGAAATTCAAAAACAACATTTTGATGAGTTTTTAGAGGAGAATGATTGTAAAAAGATTGAAAGAGTAATTCATAGAAAAGGTGACCTGAATATTCTCATAGAGTATTCAGGCAAAATTATAGACATTCTTTCCAATGGATGGGTTTTGGAATTTAACAATATAAAGCATATAAACTGTATGGAAGATGAAGTTGTGAAAGATTATTCAAAACCTAAAATTCATTCTGAAATCACTTCAAAAATAAAAGTAAAAGTAGGAGATTTGGTACAGGCTTTGAATGGTGAACAAACTATAGAAGGAAGAATAACACGTGAATATGGCATGGATAATGACATACTCAATATAGAATTCAAGAAAAACAATGGTTATGCACGTACTGCCATAGGCAGAATGCACATTTTGAAAGTACTGCAATCTGTTTAAAATAAAAATACACAAAAGGAGAAGATAGTATGGCTCAATTTAGATATGTTTACACAAGTTTTTGGGAAGATCCAGATGTAGTTGAAAGTTTTACACCGGAAGATAGGTTGTTTTTCATATACCTTTTGACTAATCCCCATACAACACAGATAGGTATATACAAAATAACAAAGAAATTAATATCATTTGAACTTGGATATTCCATTGAGTCTGTTAATGCACTTATAGCTAGATTTGAAGAGCATCATAAAGTAATAAAGTATAATACCCAAACAAGGGAACTTGCTATAAAAAACTGGGGTAAATTTAATCTTAACAAAGGTGGCAAGCCTGTTGTAGATTGCATTAAAAAAGAGTTTAAAGCTGTAGAAGACAAGAGTTTGTTGGCATATATAGCTGGAAATATTGTAAATCCCAATATGAAACTTTTATTTATGCAGGAATTACGCAAATATTGTTCTGAAGTTAGTGAAGAAATAGTACCTGAATCAGACGATACGATAGACGATAGGTCTGACGATTCGTCTTGTGGCTCGTCAACGATACGTGGACAAAAAGAAAATGAAAACAAAAAAGAAAATGATAATAAAGATCTAAATAATATATATAGTCCAAAAGAGCAGGAAGAAAATCAGAAAGGTACATCTCAAAATCCTAAAAAAGATTCAATTCCATATGACAAAATAGTACAGGCTTTTAACTCAATATGTCCATCCATGCCAAAAGTACAGAAAATATCCAAACAGAGGAAGGCTGTTATAAAGGCAAGGTGGGAGGAGTATTCAAGTATTGATACATTCTTGAAAGTGTTTAAAATGGCTGAAACAAGTGATTTCTTGTCTGGAAGAGATGGAAAGTGGAGTGCATGTAGCTTTGATTGGATTATTAAAAGCCAGAACTTTATCAAGGTCATGGAAGGTAATTACAGAAATAAAACAGCCAATAATTCAGGGCCATGTAATTCCAACAGCACTTTTAACAATTTCAAGCAGCGTGATTATGATTTTAAAGATTTAGAGAAGAAGCTATTGGGATATTGAACATAAAGCAAAAGGGAGAGAATCTCACATGAAAGAACAGAGTATTCCTGAAGACATAATAGAGCTGTTTGATACTATTTTGGATTATGCAATGACAGTTAAAAATGCTACAGGATATAAATGTGCCAATGAGCCTGATTTGTTGTCTGCCTGCAGGATTATGGAGAACATAAAGAAAAGGGAAGGATGTTAAACTTATGAATAAAAAGGATATAGAATTTTTAAAAGAACTACAACATGAAATGTTAACTCAAGATACTGTTTGTCAAGCAGATCCGAGATTTTGGGTAGTAATGCAAACTGTAAGAGATTATTGGGTGGATGATAACATAGATGGTATTTGTATCTATGACAAAGATAGTACAGAAAGTGTATTTGAGGATGAATTAGAAGAATTACCTGATTGGTTAAAAGAAAATTTTGATGGAATAGTTAAATATGAATACGATGGTATTTCCGTTGAGATAATTTGTGAAGATGAAAATGAATACTTAATTGATGACATAGCAGAAATAGAGGACTTTTTAGAAGAATATGCTCCTGGCCGATATTCAATTTGTAATTATAGAGATAGGGAAGAAATAGCTGAAAACACAATGTTTCTTACTCTTAGAGAATGTAAAGAGCACATAGAAAGAAATGGCTATCACTACAATAAACCGCACTCATACGCTATGACAGCAGGGAGAAGTCCTCAAGTAGAAAAGCTTTATAAAATATTGCAAGATACAGATTGGGATAAATGTTAAGCTATAAAATGAAATTTATACGAACTTATGGGAGGCGATAAAATTGAAACTTTTAGCAGAGGAAAAAGAAAACGGATCTTATATAATAACTGTACTAGTAGGTCGGAAAGGATATAACAGTCTTTGGACATCTCCACCTAAAGACAAACAATGTTTTGATTTAGATTATATAAAAAACAGATATCCTATTATAAATACTAAAGAAAGAGCAAAACGGTTTTCATCTTTATATAGAAATTTATGGATTAAGGTATCAGAAATACAACTGGATTTAATGAGACACTGTATAGGATTAAATTATAAGAAAAAACCGTACAGAAATTATTTTTGCACTTCTCCAGATGATAAAGATTGGAATGAACTTGTGGACAAAGGATTGGCTACGAAAAGCGAGGAAGAACCCAATAATGGCTGTATATATTTTTGGTTAAGTAGGCAAGGCGTTGAATATACATTAGGAAAATCTATAAGTGTTAAAGTTTATAGTGAACTTTAGTTCATAAATCAAAGATATTGTAAATAAAAAAAGCCAGGGGTGAAATCCTGGCGTAGCAATGGTTATAGGAGAACTACAATTATTGAAATACTGAGGATTCATCATCCCCAGTATAAAGGTAACTATCAATATACTTCAGCATAATATTTTAGTTTATGTAAACATTAATATTAATAGATTTAATATATTAATAACCTTATGTGAAATAGGATGTACAGAAATCAGATATATTATACTGGAAGTTTTATGTATTATATAAAATAAAAAAGACCAGGAGGAAAAATCCTGGTAATGTATAGGAATAAATATGGAAAAACATTTATAGTATTTCCAGAATTATAATTAGTATACATGACAGGAAGTGAAACCATGAAGGAATTAACTGAGATAGAAAGATTAAAGCTTTCTTTGAAATACAGTACTTCGGAGAAACATAGAAAATTACTTGAAGAGAAAATAGATAAAATTGAAAATAAAGCAGACAAGAAAATTAAAAAGATTAATATACAAGAGAGTTTTTTATAGAAATATAAATAAGATTCAGGGGAGGAGTTAAAATAATGGATAAAATTCAAATGGCTAATATGGAGAGTAAGCTCAGAGATTATTTTAATAGAGATAAGAGAATGATAGTACTGAATATGAAATTAAGTATCTTGAAAAAACAGATAGCTGAAATAGAGTACAAGCTCAGGAATGTTAAAATAGACCTCCCCGAAGAATCTAGATCAATGACATACGAAGAAAGAGTTCAGACAAGTCCTACAGGTGAAAGCTATGCTGAGAGGACTTTACTGCGTATAACGGATAAGTTGTTGAGGGAACAGTCATGGAAGATAGAACAGATTGCTGACATAGAAGAACGGTTACGAAACATGGAATCCAGTAATTCTGTAATTGAAGTTAATATAAAAGATTTGAGGATTGAAGATCAAGATTTTTTGAAGGAAAAATATAAATATAGGAAAGCAGACTGGCAGATAGGTATGAAATTTAATATAACACAGGGTGCTGTTACTAAGAGAAGGCACAGACTGATTGAGAATATTGCTAATTGGGAACCTTGGGTTAGTGCAGTAAATTAATGTATGTTATAATTTCTATAACATAATAAATTTTGGAAGGATTGAAGTGTATAAAATGTATATAGATATAAAAAATGTTATTGGGATTCCTATTGCTATTATTGTTTTAATTATAATTGTATGTGTCATTGGTAATTTTTTTATTAAACGTAAATAGTTATTTGCGAGGAATTATTTAGGAATTAAATTGGAATTACATAGGAATTAAAATATTGCCAAAATGTAATATAATAGTTATTGTAGTAGAGTGAAAAGATGTAAGTCCTCCTTTTTTGATAAACCTATGGTTCCAAGGTTAAATGGAGCTACCAATGCGGGAAACCGCAAATATTAATACTATATCTTGTGCAGGACACTTGGTTATCTGGGTGTCTTTTAATATTGTTTATAAGATCTTAAAAAATTAAATAAATAGTTAATAAATATGACGTCAATTTGTAACATAAAACCTATATTATAATAAGTGTCCTAAGGAAACAGCTTAGAGAAAATGAAAATAACAGCTTTACATAAATGAAGAAAAGTAATGGTAATTACCAGACTTGTGCCTGTGGTTGCAGGGCACACTAAACTTAAGTGCAACTACCATTAGATACCAATAATTGTTGTTCCCCCAACAATATATTACAAAATGAACATCCTTTCATTAAGGGTGTTTATTTTTATACATGAAAGAAGGTGGAGAGGTGTGAAGGTCAAAGAGATATTGAAGGATAAGATGAATGTATGCAAATACTTAGATGTAGGAGATATTAATTATGGATACAATACAGTTAGTACAATGGATTAATTCTTTAATAAGATATCATAATATAAAAGCCTTTTATAATTCTGCATTATGGATACATCTAAGGCAGGAAGTGTTGGCACAACAGCATTATGAATGTCAAGTGTGTAAATCTAAAGGAATATATTCTCCAGCTGAGACAGTTCATCATATCCAATTTTTGAGGAAGCATCCAGAGTTAGCACTTACAAAGAGCAATCTACTTGTAGTATGTAAGAAATGTCATAATGAACTGCATCCTGAAAAACATAAATGGATGAATATGAAGAAGAAGGATAGATTCATAAATGAAGAGAAATGGTGATCTTTATGCAGGTGGATGAATTTAAAGAATATCTTTATGACAATGAAAAGAGTAAATGTACTGTTGGAAGTTATTGTGCTGATGTAAGTCAGTTCTTTAATTATTATAAGAAGGATATTACAGATATAAATAAAGTTGACATAAAAGAATACACACAGTATCTACTATCAGAACGATTCTCTATAAAGACTATAAACAGAAAGCTGGTATCATTACATCAATATATTGATTTTATAAATGACACTCAACATTCTAAGATAGTTGTCAAGATTAAACAATTAAAGATTGAAAGGCAGAACTTTATAAATGATATGCTTGATATATCTAGTGTGAGGAGAATCGTCAGGGCTGCAGAAAAGGAGAAGGATGTTAGAGCAATTACAATATTCTTTACTTTATTCTATACAGGTGCAAGGGTAAGTGAGATGCTTCAAATAAGAGTTAGAGATATAGATAGAGACAGTATTATAATAAATGGTAAAGGTAATAAGTTCAGAGAATTACTGATACCAAAGAAGTTAAAGCATCAATGGAATCTATATATTAAGTCCAGGATTAATAAGTCTGACTATTTGTTTACAGGTATAAGAGGTGCAATCACAAGGCAGACAGTACACAATACCATAAAGTATTACACTGGTCAGGCAAGAGGAATAGATAAGAAGGTAGCACACGCACATAGCTTTAGGCATTTATATGCACAAAGTTTGGGAAAGCTTGGAATCAATCAAGTTATTATTGCACAATTGCTTGGACATTCTTTAAATGTTACAGGTAATTATATGCAGGTTAGTAAAAGAGAACTATTAGAGATAATTAATAAATTAGATTTCAGGGAAGGGTATATTTAGATTGTTATTACTTTAACTATCGGCTAAATAGTAATATTTTGTAAATTAAGTCTAAAAAACATAATATTAAAAACATGCTCAAAACCGTTATAAATAGGGCATTAACTAAAAATTCTCTATAAAAAACAAAAGTTATTAATTGAGAATTAGTTTTTGTAGTTAATGATTAAAGATAAATATAGAAAATAAAAGGCTTGAGAGTGTTGAAAAATTAAATAACATAAGTAGTGTTATGTATTGAGTAGGCGATTTAATTGAAAAAACCATATTTCTATTAAATTAGATAGATAAAATAATACATAACTAGGTAATATCAACATTTTTAAAACACCCCCGGGGCAAAAAAATGGAAAAATATTGAACATCGGAAGAACGGTTATAAAAGGCAAGACAAAACACCTATCTCGCACACATGAGAAAAAATATAGCCTAGATGGTAGTACTTGGAAATAAAAGGAGGGTTGAGAAAATGGCAACTGCTAAAAAAATAAAAGAATCTTTAATTGAACAGCTAAAAAAGAATGATGCGGATGTAGAACATTTTAGAAGTTTGATTGATGATTATATATGGTACTGGAAACAGGAGAAAACTATGCAGAAAGATATTAAAGAAAGAGGGTATACTTATGAAGCTACATCTGCTGCAGGGAAAATCTTTGAAAAAGAAAATCCCTCCGTAAAAAATGCGGTACTTTATAATAAACAAAAATTATCTATATTAAAAGAACTAGGATTATCTATAGATAATGTTGTAAGTGATGATGAAGATGAACTCTAAAAAACTTATACCAGAAATACAGAATTATATTGATTTGGTACGCAGTGGAACTATAGAAATATGCAAGGAACAATTTCAACTTATTGATTATGTTGAGAAATGTTTCAAAGAAGAAAATTTATTTATAGATGAAGAATCACTTAATAAATATTTAAGCCTGGAGAAGTATTTCCCTTTTGATTTATATGAATGGGAGATTTTTTGTTTTACGCTGCATAATTGTACTTATTCTAAACCTGGTATTTTAAGATGGCCTGATCTTTTAATTTATGTTGGCAGGGGTTCTGGTAAGAATGGATATTTGTCTTTTGAGGATTTTTGTCTTATATCTGAATATAACAAAATTAAACAATACAATATAGATATATGTGCAAACTCGGAGGAACAGGCTAGAACTTCTTTTGATGATGTATACAATGTTCTTGAGGAGAATGAAAAAAAGCTAAAAAGGCACTTTGAGTGGACAAAAGAAATTATAACCAATTTAAAAACAAAGTCCAAATTAAAGTTCAGAACCAGTAATGCTAAAACTAAAGATGGTGGAAGACCTGGAAAAGTTGATTTTGATGAATACCATCAATATGAGGACTATAAAACTATAAATGTTTTTAAAACTGGACTTGGTAAAAAGAAAAATCCAAGAACTACAATAACCACTACTGATGGAGACGTGAGAGGTGGGCCACTTGATAGTATTAAAGCCAGAGCACTTAGAATATTGAATGAACAGGGCGGAGATAATGGACTTTTACCATTTATCTGCAAACTTGATGATGAAAAAGAAGTTGACAATCCTAAAATGTGGGATAAAGCCAATCCTTCTTTACATTACAATGAAGAACTTTTCAGAGAAATTCAAAAAGAGTATATAGATTATAAAGAAGATCCTGTAAGTAATAGTGCTTTTATGACTAAAAGAATGAATATTCCTAAAGGCAACAAAGATGCAGAGGTTACCTCCTGGGAAAATGTCTTAGCAACAAATCAGCCTATACCAGATTTAACAGGCTGTACTTGTATTGCTGGAATTGATTATGCAAAGACTACAGACTTTGTTGTAGCAGGACTGCTTTTTAAATATAAAGGAAAGTATTACTGGATAAGCCATACATGGGTTTGTAGAAATTGTAATGACCTTGGAAGAATTAAAGCCCCACTTGAAGAATGGGAGAAACTTGGACTGCTTACTTTTGTAAATGATGTAGAGGTAGCACCTTCTATTCCTGCCCTTTGGTTAGCAGAACAGGGGCAAAAGTATAATATAACAACATTAGGAATGGATAATTATAGATATACATTACTTGCAAAGGCTCTTAGAGAAGTTGGATTTGATACAGACAAGCAGGGAGTAAACAATATAAAACTTACAAGACCATCCAATCAAATGTTGGTTGCTCCTACAATAAACAGTTTATTTGTAAATCATAATATCGTTTATGGAGATACTCCTCTTATGCGTTGGTATACTAATAATACGTGCAAACATGCTGAAAAATATGACAATATAACTTATGCAAAGATAGAACCTAAAAGCAGAAAAACAGATGGTTTCATGGCTTTTGTAGCTGCAATGTGTGCAGGTGGTTCAGACCTTGAAGATAGTGGAGAGGAAATTGATTTTGATATAGGAGTTTATACCTATTAGGGAGTCAATAATGATGTATGAACTTATGAAACTATATTTTATTGTTTATACAATATATGAAAAGCTCAATTAAAGGGCTTTTTTATTTTGTCTGAAAGAAGGTGAGAATTTTTGGGGTTTTGGGACTGGACTAAGAATTTCTTTGGAGCTGACAAGGACACTATTTATGTAACTCAAAAAGCCATAGAGCAGACTAATAAATTAAATATAGAAAAGTTTGGAATTATAATGGCCATTAATTTTATTGCTAGTGCAATAAGTAAATGTGAATTTAAAACTTTTTTAAATGGTAAAGAGGTAAAAGGCAATGAATATTATCTTTGGAATATAGAGCCTAATTTAAATGAAAGCTCTACTCAATTTATGCAGAAACTTATAAGCCATTTATTGTTCTATGGAGAAGCTTTGGTTATAGATGTAAATGGTCAATTGCTTGTTGCAGATAATTTTAATCAGGTTGAATATGCAGTTTTAGAAAATTATTTTACAGATGTTGTTGTGAAGACAATGAGTTTTAATAAAACATTCAATATGTCTGAAGTTATGTACTTTAAACTTAACGACACCAATATTAGAAATTTATTAACTGATTTGATAAATGGATATGAAGAATTAAATAATATGGCAGAGGGTAAGTATAAACGAAGTGGTGGAACAAAAGGAATAGTTAAATTAAATAATACAGCTTCAGGAGATAAAGAATTTAAGAAGAAAATTGATGATTTATTTAATAATCAATTTAAAAATTATTTTGAAGCTGAAAATGCTATAGTTCATCTTCCAAAAGGTGTGGATTATGAAGAATCGGAAAATACTGCAGGTAAAAAAAGTACATCTGAAATAACAGATATACAGAATATAACTAAAGAGGCCTTTGACAGAATTGCACAGGCTTTTAGGATGCCACCTGCTTTACTTAGAGGCGATATAGCGGATATAGAGAAGATTACAGATAATTTTTTAAGTTTCTGTATAGATCCAATAGTAACAATTATAGGTGAGGAAGCTACCCGTAAAAGATATGGGAAACAAGATTTTATAAAAGGCTCTTATATAAAAGTAGATACAACATGTATAAGACATATAGATATATTCAATATATCAGAACCTTTTGACAAGCTTATTGCAAGTGGAGGGTATTCTGTAGATGAATTAAGGATTAAGGCAGGTGATGTACCTTTGAATACAAATTGGAGTAAAAGACATTGGATAACAAAGAATTATCAGGATATAAATAGCAGTGAAAATGTGGAAGGGGGTGAGGAATAATGCCGAAACCAATATTTTTAATAAAACAGGCTGCAGAGCCAAGTACACTGGAACTTTATATATATGACTATGTTCAGGGGGATGGTCAAGATTGGTGGACAGGTGAAACCATACCAAGTGAAACATCTGCCAATTATATAAAAGAACAGCTTGAACAAAATCAAAATGTTACTCAAATCAATATTTATATTAATTCATATGGTGGAGAAGTAAAGGAAGGGCTTGCTATCTATAATCAACTAAAAAGACATCCAGCACAAAAGACAGTATATGTTGATGGATTTGCATGTTCAATAGCTTCTGTAATTGCTATGGCAGGAGATAAAGTGGTTATGGGTACAAATAGCCTTATGATGATACATCATGCTTCTATGGGTGCTTTTGGCAATGCAGACGAGCTAAGAAAGTCTGCTAATGATGTTGAGGTAATAGATAAGTCTAGCTGCTCTACTTATTTAGAAAAAGCGGGGGATAAACTAGACGAAACCACACTGAATAAACTGCTTGATGCACAGACATGGTTAAGTGCTGAGGATTGCCTACAATATGGACTTGCTGATGAAATAGCTGGGAAAGAGGATAAAAATATTACTGCAGCACAGCAGAGATTTGAACAATCTATAAAAGAACAATTTATGCAGGTACAAAATAAACCACAGGTTCCAAAGCAATTTGCAAAGCAGAAAACCAATGCTGAAAGATTGATGGCAATATTTACAAAGAAAATGGAGGGAAATAAATAATGGCAATGAAAAGTAAGGATTTAATACAACAGGAATTAAAAAATAAGCTGGTACAGGCTTTTAAAAGTGAAAATCCAGACGATATAACTCAGGCCTTTACTGATTTTGCAGAAAGTGTGCAGCAGAACGTGCTACAGGAATATAACACATACCAGAAGACACAGGATAGCAATATTTTGGCAAAAAGAGGTGTGCACCAACTGACTTCTGCAGAACAAAAATATTATGAGAAATTAATTGATGCTATGAAATCCAGCAATCCAAGACAAGCAATAACTGACATAGATATAGCTTTCCCTGAAACTATAATTGACAATGTCATGCAGGATTTGAAGAGCGAACACCCACTTTTAAGTGCAGTAAACTTCGTAAATACAACAATTTTAACTAAGATACTTGTAAATAAGCAAGGATCTCAGATGGCTACATGGGGGCCTTTGAATTCTGCTATAACTGAGCAATTACAGGGATCTATAGGGAAAATTGATTTGACTATTTGCAAGTTGACGGCTTATATGCCAATGTCCAAGGATATGCTAAATATCGGCCCTGCATGGGTAGATGCTTATGTAAGGGCAACACTGACTGAATCTTTGGCACTTGCATTGGAAACTGGAATTGTAGATGGAACGGGAAAAGATATGCCTATTGGTATGGATAGAAGTGTGGCAGATGATGTGACAGTAACTGGTGGAGTATATCCTAAAAAGACAGCTACAGCAATAACAGCTTTTGATCCTATATCTTATGGAAATATATTGGATAAAATTTCCCAAAAACCTAATGGTCAAAAAAGACCAGTTCCAAGTGTTATTCTGGTTGTCAATCCATCTGATTACTTCACTAAAGTATTCCCAGCAACAACTTTAAGGACAACAAATGGCACTTATGCAACTAATGTTTTCCCATTTCCAACTACAGTAATACAATCTTCAGCAGTACCTACAGGTCAAGCTATTATGGGACTTGCAAGTAAATACTTTATGGGTATTGGTGGAGGAAGTGCAGGTGGAAAAATAGAATACTCTGATGAATTTCAATTTTTAGATGATAACAGAGTCTATGTTGTACGTATGTATGGTAATGGAAGAGCTTTAGATGACAACGCATTCCAGTTACTTGACATAAGCGGAGTAGTTCCAGCAGACTTTGAAGTGCAGGTAACAAATGTTGTTAAGACTAAAGAACAGGCATAATTGAGGTGATATAGTATGGCAGATACAACTATTACAGAACAATTACTGCCAGAGATTAAAAGGTATCTTCATATAACTTGGGATGATGAAAATACAGATAATAATTTAAAAGGTTTTATAAATAGAGGAATGGCACGTCTGACAGAAATTGCAGGGGTGTCTTCTTTAGATTTTACCTTAGAAGATCAACCCAAAACATTACTTTTAGATTACTGCAGGTATGCAAATTCACATGCACTTGAAATGTTTGAAAAGAATTTTGCATCTGAGCTTCTAAGTTTAAATATTAAATGTCAAGTAGAAGCACAACAGACAAGTGATACAGATACAGGAGGTGCTCCAAATGAAAATCAAGGTGGATAATATTGAATTTGTCTCATTTTCTGACGGTGTATGTAATATTTATACTGAAAATGATATAGGAGAAAACATAAATAAATATGAAAACCTTGGTTTTAATAATCGTATTTTAGGATTCACAAGGTTTTTCCAGGCTGATGCGAATAAGATGGCTGTAGATAAAGTTATAAGAATACCAAAGCTTGATGATATAGATACTTATGACCATGTAAGTATTGGAGGAGTAGAGTATGATATTAAATTAATACAAGATATGTATAATACTAATCCTCAAAGCAGGGATTTAACTTTACAATTGAGGTGATAAATATGAGTTCTGATATTAAGGTTGAAGGAATGTCTGAATTAATTGAAAAACTCGAAGCTAAAAATGCAAGATTTAATACTATTGAAAATAGGGCTTTAAAGTTAGGTGCTGAACCTATACTTGAAGATATGAAGAATACTAATTCTTTTAAAAATAGAAGTGGTAATCTAAAGAAAGCTTTAGCTGTCGGTAAAATAAAGACTAAAAATGGAGTTAAATCCATTAAAATTGGTGTATCAAGAGGAGATAACTCCAGTGCTTATTATGGTAAATTTGTAGAATTTGGTACTTCAAAAATGCCTGCTAAACCATTTATTGAACCAGCTTTTGAGAAACATAAAGGTGAGGTAATTGAAATAATAAAGCAGGAAATAAAAGGTGCTTTAAAATGAATAGCATAGAAGATATTTTAAAGCCTACAGGAGTTTCAGTTGAACATCTTTTTTATTCAGGTAGAGCTGATCCCTATATAACCTATCAATTTTATGATGAAAATGGAGCAGCTTTTGCAGATAATACAGAAATAGCAACATCTTATTTAGTTCAAGTAAATATTTTCACAAAAAATAGTTTTGATGAACTGTATAAACAAGTTTTGGAACTTATGATATCAACAGGTTGGTATAGAAAATATGCTACAGAAGATTATGAGGATAACACAAAACTTAAACATAAAATAATAAGATTTCAATATGTTGAAGAGTATCCATAAGGGTGCTTTTTTAATACTAAAAATTAGGAGGAATAAACAATGACAAAACACAGTGGTCAAGTAGGATTAGAGCATTTAGTTTATGCAATACTGCATGAGGATGGAATAACATATGATCCACCTAAACTATTAAGTCCTGCAATAGAAGCTAAGATAACCCCAAAGACAAATAGTGAAACTCAATATGCAGATGATAAACCAGTTGAAACGGCTACAACACTTGGAGAAATAGACGTAGAACTTCAGACACAAGATGCACCCCTTCAAGCCCGATCAGATTTGTTAGGACATGCCACAGATGAAAAAGGAATATTGATTGAAAGTGGGAAGGATAATGCTCCATATGTTGCCATAGGTTTTAAATCTAAAAAAGGAGATAACAGCTATAGGTATGTATGGCTTTTAAAAGGTAAATTTCAGGAGATTGAAGAAGACTATAAGACCAAGGAAGATAAAGTTTCCTTTGCAACACCAACACTTAAAGGTACATTTGTTACTAGAGATGATGATAACTGGAAATTTACTGCTGATGAAAACAATGGAATGAATTCAGATGTTAAGGATAAATGGTTTGATGCAGTATATCAGCCTAATGTCGATACTGAACCACTTACAGCAACTACTACACCAGAGAATGGTGCAACTGGAGTTGCAGCAGGAAGTAATGTATCATTTGTATTTAATAAAGCTGTAAATCAGTATACAGTAAATGATTCTTCAGTATTTTTACTTAAAGCAGATGGTACAACTATAGATTCTACTATAGTTATAAGTACAGATTCCAAAACCGTATCTTTAGCTCCTAAAAATGCTTTAGAGGCAGGAAATTATATGGCTATAGCAACAAAAGCTATAAAATCTGACAACGGAGCAACTTTAGCAAACAATATTGTAGTAGATTTTACAGTATAAAAAATATAGCTTGATAGAGCAACTTTTTATTTAATAGGTGTAATTATATTTACATCTATTAAAAAGTTGCTTATATTTAAAATTTAGAGGGAACAAAAATGTCCAATGGAGGGAATTTAAATGGAAAAAATAAAGATAAAATTAAATGATAAAGAATATACTATGCCAAAGCCAAAAACTAAAACTATTAGAAATACTCTTGAATTATTAAATCAAAAAGTAGATTTTGCACATGTCCCTACAGAATATCTTGACGAAATAGTTAATTATGTATGTGATGTATTTGGAAATCAGTTTAATGCTAATGATGTGTATGAGGGATTAGATGCTGATCAGATAATGCCTAAATTTAAAGAATGCTCAAATTCTATTCTTGATAATATAGGATTATCATTAAATAACCTCCCAAACGAAAAAACTCCAGAGGAAGTAAAAGAGTAACTCTGGAGGATTTCATAAAAGAAATATATTTAGATAGATTAAGTAGTGGAGACTCCGTAGAATCTATAGACAATATGGACTTCTTTTATTATCTTGATTTACTTGTATATAAAGCTAAAAAGAATGAGGATGAAGAAGTAAATAAAACTACAATAGAAAACCTAATTTAGATACCATTAGTAGAAAATAATTCCTGTTTTTGATATTATATAGATATCAGAAAGAGGGGAATTATTATGGTTTACTTTATTTTAATATGTGTGTTGGTATGTATTATTGGATCAATTCGTGCCATATCTAAAACTAAAGCTAAAATGATGCAATCTGGCAATGAAATGATTAATGAATTTATAAATAAGAATAATATTTCTATGACTAAAGCAATCAATATACCAGGATATAATGGTAGTGGTAAATTTATAATTGATGATGTAAATAAATTCGTTCATTATTTTGTATACACAAAAGGAAATAGTAATTTATTTCATAAACAGTTTTCGTATAAAGATATACTTAAATGTGAACTGATAAAAGATGGCAGAATAGCACTTGTAAAAGATGTTTTTTCTATTATAGATATGGCCAATAAAAAAGAATATATAAAGAAATTTGGAATAAGAATAACTTTCAATGATTTAGACTTTCCATATTTAGATGTATATTTTATAAAATCATCTGTAGGGGTAACATTAACAGGTTTAGGAGATAAAGTTTCTCTAACAAATGAATGGCTGTCAAGTATGAATATAATAATAGATAGAGGAAAAGCTATGGCCTAGTAAAATTAAATAGTATTTTTAAAAGTCTTAGAAATAAGGCTTTTTTATTTTGCAAAAATATTGAAGAAAGGAGGTAAATAAATGGCTGATGAAGAGATAAGCTCTTTGGCTGTGCGGTTAGCATTAGATGATTCTAACTTTAGCAAAGGGATGCAGAATTTAAAAAGAAACCTTGGAACAATAGACAGTCAATTTAAAAGTAGTGTTGCTGGAGTTAAAGATTGGGGTAAAAATCTTGATAATTTAAAGAACAATGCTCAATCTTTAAGTGATAAAGTAGAAGTCCAAAGAAAAATAGTTCAAAATTATTCTGCACAATTAGAAAAGTCTAAAAAAAATATTGAAGAAAACTCTAAAAAAATGATGGACTTAAAAAGTAAAGTAGATGCTACTAAAACTGCTTATGAAGAGAGTAAGGCTACATTAGGAGCAAATGATGAACAGACTAAAAAATTAAAGTCTGATTTGGATGATCTTAGTAAAAAGTATCAAAACAATGAGAGAACTGTTCTGAATAATAATAAAAGTGTTCAGGGCTATACAATTCAGCTTAATAAAGCACAGGGAACTTTAAAGGGATTTGAAGGACAATTAGATGATACTAATAAAAAGATTGCTAATTTTAAATTAACTTCTTTAAGTACCTCTTTAAAAGACCAAAGTGAAAAATTAAAATCTATTGGAGATGGATTTAACAAAGTAGGAAATACTGCATTAAAATTTTCTGCTCCTATAGTAGCTGGACTTGGAGCTGCAACAAAAGTAGCAACAACTTTTGAACATCAAATAGCAGATATAAGAAAAGAAGTTGCTGCAAGTGGTGCAAGTACAGAAAAAGTAAATTCTATAATGTCTCAGATGTCCAAAGATTCATTACAGTGGTCAGGTGACTTTGGACAATCTACAGATGATATAAATGAAGGACTGTTAACTCTTGTAAAAGATGGATATAGTGCTGATGAATCTATAAAGATAATGAATACTTCTCTGTATACATCACGTGGTGCCAATGAAGAATTAGCAACGGTTGTAGATCAACTAGGTAGTTCCCTTGAAGCCTATGGAATGAAAACCAATAATGCAGCTCAAACTACTCAAAACATGTCTCATATGGCAGATGCTTTCGCATATATAAGTAATCATACTAAGGCGAGTATTTCATCTTTAGGAGAAGGTTTCAGCATTGCTGGGGCAACTGCAAATGCTATGAAACTTCCTATGACGCAATTGGCAAGTTCCATTGGTATATTACAATCAAATGGCATTGATGCATCTACTGGGGCAAATGCTTTAAAAGCTGGTCTTGTAAATTTAACAAAACCGACAAAGCAAATGTCAGCAGCTATGGAAGAAATGAACTTGAAAGTCTTTGATAGTAAGGGAAACATGAAAGACCTTCCAGATATTTTAAATCAGATTGAGAGCCATACTAAAAGTTGGACTAATCAACAGAAACAAGCTGCTCTTGCTGCTATATTTGGTAAAGAATCTTTGGCTACATGGAATGTATTATTGCATAAAGGCGGAGATTATTTATCAGAACTTTCCACTAGTGCAAATAATGCTAACGGTGAAGTTAAAAAATTATCTGATAGCATGAAGGACACCTCAGCGAATAATTTCAAACAATTAAGTGCATCTGTGCATACCCTTGGAGTTGAATTTGGTCAAAATGTACTTCCAACAGTAATTCCAATGGTTAAAGAAGCAACTAATCTTGTTAAAGCTTTTGGAAATCTAAGCCCTACTATGCAAAAAGCTATTATTGATGTTGCTGGTTTTTCGCTCGTAGCAGGTGGAGCAACAAAAGCTGTTGGAGGATTATTAAAAACAGGTGGTAGTGTTCTAGGCTGGATAGGAAAACTAACAGGAAAAGCTGCTGAAGCAGGGGTTGCATCAGAAGCAGCTAGTGCTGCAGTTGGAGGAGTTGGAACAGCAGCCGCAGAAGCAGGTGCTGCTACTGCTGGAGCTACAGCTGCAAGTGGTGGACTTATTGCAGGATTAGGAAGTGCAGCTTTAGCAGCAGGGCCTTTTATACTTGCAGGTGCAGGAGTTGTTGCTACAGGTGTAGCAATACATCATGCTCTTACTCAACAGGCCACCCCTGCAGTTGATTTATTTGCAGATAAAACAACTAAGACTTCTAAAACTATAACTGATAGCTTGGGGAATACTGCAACACAGGTAACATCACATACTACGAAAATAAGTGAAGCTACTAAAAAAGCTGTTGGCTCATATATGCAAATGGATAATAGTGTGAAAAGCTCATTAACTAATTTGTATGTGCATAGTACCACTTTAACTAATCAAACAGTGTCTACTATGACTTCAAAATATAATCAGATGGGTTCAACTATAAAAGCTGGTATGGATAAACATTACAGTGATGAATATAAATCCTTACAACAGTTTTTTACTAAAAGCAAGGCTTTGAGTACCACAGAAGAACAAAATGCTTTAAAGAAACTACAGGCAAATAATAATAGCAAAAAAGCTGTTGTTGATAGTTACGAAAAACAAATACAGACAATATTAAAAACTGCAGCTGATAAACATAGAGCTTTAACACTGGATGAACAGCAAAAAATTAATTCTATCCAATCTAAAATGAAAGATACAGCAGTACACACGTTATCTGATAATGAGGTACAAGCCAAAGTTATTCTCCAAAGAATTAAAGACTATGGCACTAGAATAACTGCAGAACAGGCAAGTTCTATAATTAAAAATGCTAATAAACAACGAGATGGTGCCGTTGCTAGTGCAAATGACCAATATAATAAAACTGTTGCTGCTATTATAAAAGCCAGGGATGAAAGTCATTCTATTACCGCAGATCAGGCTAATAAATTAATAGCAGATGCAAAGAAGCAAAGAGATGGTGCTGTAAATCATGCTGAAAATATGAGAAGTCAAGTAGTTACTAAAGTTACAAGCATGAACAGTGATACATCTAAAAATGTTGATACCACAACAGGTAACATATTAACTCATTGGGATAAAGTAAAAAAATGGTGGGAGAATTGGCATCCAGTAAAAAAAGTATTTAGCTTTATAGAAAAGGCTCTTTCTAGTCAAAGTGATAAAACGAATGTGACAGGACTAACTGGTTATGCATCTGGTACTAATAACGCTACTTCAGGATGGCATATTGTAGGTGAAAATGGGCCAGAGCTTTATTATTTTGCTGGTGGTGAAACTGTTATAGATGCAAATTCCACAGATACTATATTAAATCAAGTTAATAAAAGCAGTAAACCTTCCAATAGTAGTGATACCAGGGAACAATTAAGAGCTACAGAACGATATGGAGAAGATTTAAATAGTTATTTTGCTAAAGGAATGGAAAGTAGTGTTTCCTCTATTTCTAAGCCATTAGATACAATAGGAGCAAATATAAGTACCTTAATGAATGGACTTATACAAAAGTATCTTAATTATGGAAAAGAAGGTAATAAAAATCTTGGAGCAGGAATAATTCAAAGTGAAAATTCTGTTATACAGCCAATAAATACATTAAATGGTAATATAGATAATTTAACTTCCAGTTTTGCTCAATCTTTTGTAAAACATGGCCAGGACTCTATTAGCAATTTAGGTGTTGGCATAACTGGAAATGAATCTAGTGCAAATAGTGCAGTAAATAAAGTTACAGACGATAATAAAAAGATTTTAGATGATTATTCCAACGATCATACTGATTATGGTACATCTTCTATGGACAAGTTAAGAACTGGAATAACAGGAAATGAAGGTGTGGTTACTAATGCAAACAACAAAGTAACTGCCGATAACAAAGCTATATTGAGTAATTATGTACAGCTTCATACAACTTATGGCTCTGCATCAATGAATAATCTTACTACAGGAATAAATAATGCTTCTCCTAGTGTATTAGCTGCAACAAACAAAATATCATCTGACAATAAAAATGTATTAAATGGACTTGCTACATCATCGAATCCCATAGGACAAAATGTCAGCAACGGATTATCTGCGGGAATGAAATCTGCTGAAAACAATGCTGTTAGTATAGCAAAAGAATTAACTCAGAAGGTTCTTGATGCTTTCACTGGTAAAGATGGATTTGACATACACTCTCCTTCCAAAAAGACAACAGGTTTTGGAGAAAATGTCATACAAGGCTTTATAAATGGTATGTCAAAACAGGATGTATTGAATTTTTTCAAGAACAAAATTGGAGGTATGATTGGATTTGCACAAGGTGCCAGTGGACAAATTTCTGGTCTATTAACTGCAGCACTTGGATTAACAGGTACACCTATGAGTTGGCTTCCAGGACTACAACAGTTAGTACAAAGAGAGTCAGGGGGAGACCCATTAGCATACAACAGTATAAGTGTTGGTGGTGAACATGCGACTGGTTTGATGCAGATGTTGGGTTCTACTTTTAGCAGTTATGCGGTTAGTGGACACTCTAATATTCTTAATCCTTTAGATAATATTCTAAGTGCTATTAACTATATAAAATCTAGATATGGTTCCGTAATGAATATTCCTAACTTGTTTAATGGGAATTATGTTGGATATGCAAGTGGTACAACTAATGCTGTAGCAGGATGGAGAATAGTTGGAGAGAATGGCCCTGAGCTAGAATATTCCCCAACTGGCGGTGAAACTATTTTAAATAATAGTGATACCATGTCTACGTTAAGCAGCAGTTCTACAAGTAATACAGGTAAGACTCTTGGTAGTAATTTAATTGCTGGTATATCTGCAGGAATAAATGAAAGTAAGGATGGATTACAGTATACACTTGATACTATAAGTAATTTATTTAAATATAGAATTGCAACTGCTGCAAAGCAAACTACTTCTACAGTTAAAAGTACAGTTAAAGAAACTTTAAATGATGTTGATTCCTGGCTACCTGATTTCAAACAGGGATTATCAAATGCTCTAACCGATAATACTGTTTATACTAAAAATTCTGCACTTAAACTTGGAAGTTTGCCAGCTAATTCTGTAATGGCTCAAAGAAAGTTGAGAGATCAATATTTTAAATTATATAATTCTAAAAAAATAACATCAGATAGAGCTTTAAATGACTTGGATGGAGCAAATAAATTATTAAAAGTATCTACAAATGATAATATGAAAGATATGCAAAATCTTCTTGGAATTATGACCAATGAGTCAACAGAGATTGTAATTCTCACTAATGAATATAAAAAATTAGGTAAGCAGTATGGATATAATTCAGAAAAAACTCAGGATGTTTCTAAAAAATTGCAGGATTTGAGAGCTGATTATCAGCAGACAGGCAAAGATGTTGAGGATTTAGCAGATAAGATAAAAAAGGCTGCGATAGATGATATAAATGATGTTAGTTCTAATTTAAAAGATGCTTTGAAACAAAGATACCAGGACGAACAGGATGCAGCAGAAAAACAGGTCAATCTTGCTACAGATACTCAAACTAAGATACTACAATCAAAATTAGACGCTCTAAGTGACCAAGAGAGCCAGACAGATATACAATATCAAGATGAAGATGATGAAGACAAGAGGGCAGAACTTGAACGGCAGTTATCAATGCACTATGGAGCTGCTAAAAAGAAGGAGCTTCAGCAGGAGCTTGATGATCTTAACAAAACTGAAGAACGCCGACATGCTAAGGAAAATTTGGATAAGCAAAAAGATGATCTTCAAAAACAGATTGACCAACTTAAAGAAAATAATGATACTATGATTAAAAATATAGAAGAATTTTATAGCAATAAATTAAAAGACGCAAGTTTGGATGCTGAAACTCAAAAAATGCTTGTTAATAATAATCAGACAGAGATAGTAAATCTTCTTAAAAGTTATGGAAAAGACTATGAATTGGCAGGAAGTACATTGGGAGACAGACTTGTAACAGGATTTAAGGGTTCGTTGACCTCTATTTCTAATATGATAAGTAATTTAAAATCTCAGATAAATAGTTTAAGCACGAATGTAGATTTATCATCTATAAGCCCACTTTCAACTAATGTAAGCAATACTATTACATCAAGTAATATTCAACAAGCTTATACTATACCGCAAAACATACAGAGTAATCAGCCTATCGTTATAGATAATAAAATATTCTTAGATGGTAAACAATTAGCTGCAAATCAAACTCAATATGTTAACAATAATTTAGGTATAGTAAATGCTCTAAATACAAGGGGGCTGTAGTATGAGTGTAAGAGATGGATTTATATTTAATGGTAAACATTCTTACAAAGACTTTAACGTATGGCTTCAGGAGAAAAAAATCCAACCTCCTGCAAAAGTTAAAATAAAAGAAACAATTCCATTTATGAATGGAACTTATGATTTTAGCAGTGTTGGAAGTAATGGAGAACCAGTATATGGAGAAAGGCAAATACAGGTTAAACTTGGACTAAGAACTAGAAATAAAAAAGAGTTGTATACAGTATATCAGCTTATTTTACAATGGCTTGAAGATACAGGAAGACAGGAATTGCTATTTGACAATATACCTGGCTTTTATTTTACTGCAGAAGTAGAATCTGCCCCTAGCTTTGAAGAAGCTCTAATGTTGGGTAATTTAATAATAACTTTTACTGCTCAACCATTTAAAATATCTACAAGTTACATGGGCGATGATATATGGGACACATTTAATTTTTTAACTGATTATACGCAATATACTAATACTTTTGAGATAACTAATCCATTCACAACAGTAATTATGTATAACAACGGTAGGTCTGTAACACCAGTTATAAACTGTAGTTCTCCTATGACTTTGAGGGTTAATGGAGAAGATAAAGAATATAACCTCAATGCAGGAGATAACAAGGTTTGGGGATTGAAACTTAAAAATGGTAAGAATGAATTGATATTTGCGGGTAATGGAACAGCGAAAATCTTATTCAGATGGGAGGTTTTGTAGTGTATAAGATTTCTTTAATAAATGGAGATACAGAAACAATTATACATTATCCTGATCCAGAAGCACCGAAAGTTATAAATCCAAAGTTGAATATAAAAAGAAGTCAGGCGGGTAGTTTGACTTTTTCTATTGCATTAAATAATTCAGGATATAATCTTATAACTAGATTTGTTACCAAGGTAATATGTGTAGATATTAGGGACAAAAGGGAAGTATTTAGTGGCAGGGTATTTACTACTAAGCCTGGTATGGCAGATGGTGGAGAATTAAAAAAAGAAGTTGTCTGTGAGGGTAAGATGAATTACTTACATGATAGTGTGGTTGAAAGTGTTATATATGAGGACCAAACTCCACAGGAAGTTATTGCTGCTTTACTGGAATATCACAATACACAGGTTGAGGACTATAAAAAAGTTCAGCCTGGAATTATAGATGTAGAAGATTGGCTGTTTTTCACAACTGATTTTGAAACTACTTTAGAAGCAATTCAGAAATATTGTATTGATGAAAATAAAGGTTTCTTGAGGTTTAGGACAGAGGATGGAATAAATTATTTAGATTATATGGCCAATCCTCCTAGTGATAAAATTGCCAATATATCTCTTGGCGAAAATCTTAAATCTTTAACTATAGATGATAGTCAGGTATTCGGTACAAGAATTATTCCTGTAGGTGCTAATGGTTTAACTATAGAGAGAGTAAATAACGGTAAAAACTATATTGAAGATTCTGCTTCAGTTGAAAAGTATGGAATCATTTATAAGAAAGCTGATTACAGCGACATTGATGATGATGAAATGCTTATGACAGAATGTCAGAAGGACTTAAACCAATATACTCAACCTTCAGGAGCTTTGGATATATCTGCATTGGATTTAAGTACTCTTGCTAACACAAGTGTAGACAGTATAGATACTTCAACCTCTGTACACATACAATGCCCGATTTTAGGAGTAGATGATACTTATAAGGTTATGGAAATGGATATAGACCTCACAAAGCCCTGGAATCCTAAACTTACTATAAGCAATACACCTTCTAAGCTTACAGATACTGTCAGTAATATTCAATCTAATAGTATAAATCGTATGGCTACTTATGGTGGCGTTCAATTAGGCTATAGGTTTGGAATAAGGGTTGTAAGCCATGACAAGTCTGTAGAAATTTTATTGAATGGCCAGGAAGGTTTTAGAATTACCAAAGACAATATGCAGAAATTCTATATAGATACAGATGGTAATTTAGTTATGGATGGAGTTCAAAAGATAACTAAAAATGGCAATGTCATTATGGAAAATACCTATAATGACTATGGCGGTCTTAACAATATCTATGATACTAACGGAAATTTGGTTATGAAATTAGGTGTTGAAGCTGGTACTGGTCAAAATACTGGTGCTACATTAATCGGATATAACAAGGATTCAAGTAAGCCGAGATTTAAACTAGGAATAGCCAAAAGTGATGACTTCGGTATCTTGGAATTATTAAACTCTGATGGAGAAGTTGGTGCTGTACTGTACGGAAATGGCACAGGTGCTCTTAGGGAAGATGGAGTTTTAAATAAAATTGCTACTCAAATATGGGTAATGCAAAATAAGTAATGGAGGTGAAAGCTTATGGGGGTTGATGTAAGTAAAGAATGTGATTTTATTAATCAGGCTATTCTTGGAGGAGACGTTAGGAAATCTTTATCAGGTGGAATAAAAAAAGTTGCTGATGAAGTAAACAAGTTTGAAGATGATACTACTGACCAACAGACCAAGTTTATTAGGGATACCACTAAAAGACAAGATGATTATGAGAATAAAATAACTAAACAGCAGAATGATTATGAAGATAATATAACCAGTAATCAGAATACCTATGAGGATAAGGTTAATACTCAGTGGTCTGAATATAAAGAAATTATGGATGAAGATGAAGCTTCAAGAAAATCTAATGAACATGATAGATTAAATAATGAGAATGAAAGAACATCAAATGAGGATATAAGAAAACAGAATGAAGTAATCAGGCAAAATAATGAGACTGAGAGAATTGAGAGTGAACAGACAAGAAAATCTGAATTTGAAGCCATGAAACATGTTGATGCAACTTTGGAACTCACTACTGCTAGAGGTACTTATAGTACATTAGGTGACAGGCTGGATAATTCAGATGATGAGAATCTATGCACTGAAGAACTAATTTCTATAGATCACAATTTCAACTGTTACCCAGTGGCAAGGTTAATATCCACTAATTATGGAGCTGGTATAGGAAAAACAGGTGAAGTTCCTGCAGGGGGGGCCGAGAGTTACCTGGTTAATTCTAAAATATGCTATATGGATAAAAATAGTATAAAGATATATGTTTCTAAAAATCACAACATTACAAGCCCTGTACTTGAGAAGGTTAGTGATAATAAATATATTGTCACTTCCAGTTCTGAAACTGAAACTAAAAGTATTTTAATAAATTTAACGGAGGTGGCGTAGATGGAAGACCTTATTAAAGGAGAACCAGATTGGCATACTAAAATAAACCAAAATTTACATGAGTTCGGTGAACAAATAGCTGGTAAGACTGATAAAAGTGATATAGGTGATAAATCACAGTTAAATACAGATGATAAATCCAGTATTGTAAATTCTATAAATGAAGTCAAAGAGCAATTAGATACAGATAAATCAAGCAATGAGCAGCAGTTTAAAAGTATAAATGATTTAATATCTAATTTGAGTATAAATGATGCTCAAGCAAGACGTGAGATACTGGATATTAAATTAAAACTTGATGAAAATGATGTAATAAGTTTCATAAATAGAACAGGTATAGGATTTTTTGATCTGTTTAAAGATGCTTCTAATATAGATACCTCTGAAACCACTGCTTCTATAGTAAATACAGATGCTGTTTTTACAGGAGACCAGATTTTGCAATTTGTTCAGGAGCACTTTGATGATTTTAAATCAGTGGAACTTGCTATATACGATTCAGAAAGAGAAATAGTAGCTCCTAATGGATATACAGCAAACAGTGATAAAGTAGATGTTACTGCTATAGTGGGCAGTATAAGTCAAGGAGATAAATTCTATTTCAATGGAGAAATTTATACTGTAAATTCAGTAGAATTGGAGGAATAATAATGTCACAATTAATAACTAATTTAAATGTTGGAGATAAAATCAAATTAGGTAATTATAAAGTTGAATCAGAGGAGGCACAACCTATAGCATGGCAAATAGCAGACCAAAACCATGCTGGATATCCTGAAGGGGCAGTTACATTAATAACAGAAAAAGTAATTGATTTAAGAGGTTTTGATGGAAAAGAAGCAGGAAATGCAAATAGCAGTAGAGTGAGTGGCGGTAATAATAGATACAGAACTTCTAATATAAGACAGTGGCTTAATTCTGTTGGTTTGGCAAATTCATGGTTTGCCCCTCAAAATTTAACTGATGGGACAGCCGATACAAATAATCATGATGCACCGCCAGATGATGCAAATTTTAGCTATATTACAGGATACACTAGAAAAGATGGATTCTTAAATTCATTCAGTAAAGTAGAATTGGCAAGAATACTGGATACTGATCTTACGGTAGTAAAAAATTCAAGTACAGATGGTGGAGGAAATGAAACTGTTACAGATAAAGTTTTTCTGCTGTCCACAACAGAAGTTGGTTTTTCAAATGAAAATAGTATAGCTGAAGGCAGTAAGTTAGCATTATTTAACAATAGTAGTGCCAGAAATGCATACGCAACACAACAGGTTATCACCAATACACGAAGCAGCAGTAAACCTCCATCAGTTACTAGTTACTGGACATGGATGCTCAGAACTCCATATTATTCATATCCTCAACAAATTCGTTATGTAGATACTAATGGAAGTGAAAATTATAGTACTGCCCTAAATGGAAATTATGGACTTCGCCCTGCTCTAAATCTATCACCAAATATATTAGTATCTGACACAGTAGATGCTGATGGATGCTATGTTCCAATATGGACAAGAAAATATATTGTAACATTAGATAAACCAATAACACTAGCTACTTCAGACAAATTAACAAAATATAAATTCAATCCTAAAATAAATAATCAGGACATGGAAATAAAAGAAATTGATAATGAAAAACTAATATTTGAATCAGATGATTTAACTGATAAGGATATAAAATTAGCAATAGAAGGCAGAAATGCCAGAATAGATAAAATTGCATATACAGTAAGCTAGGAGGGTGTCATATGGGAAGATACGAAAATGAAGATATGGTAAAGCAAAAACTTTCACAGGAGAACTTTGCGAAGATTATTTCTGAATTGAATATAGCAAATGCACAAAAGGATTTATTAATACAGCAATTGTCAGGAACTGTTAAAGATTTGAATATCAAAGTAGCACAATTACAAGGGGGAAGTACAAATGTTTGATTTTTATAATATATTTTACGAATTTGGGTATTTAAGTTTAGATGACATTAAAGAAGCTACAAAGTGGAAGTTATTAACCTCAGATGAATTCAAACAGATAACAGGTCAGGATTACGTGGAACAATAGAATATAAGGCAGGATGGGAGCTAGAGATAGCTTTTTTATTTTGCCTTAAAACAGGATTTATGCAGTATATTATAGAATAAATCCTGTTGAGGTGATTAAAGTGTGTAAGGAAAATAAAATTAAGATAAAGGTTAATCATATGACTACTGTATGTAGTATTCTATCAATTATAGTCATAGTAGTTACTATTTACCATGATATTACTAAAGGTGGAATATGGTTTCAAAGATCAGGGGGAATAGTAACTGCACTAGGTACTTTTCTTTTAATATGGAATATATTTAGAGATGGAGAAATTAAAACGTCCTCTAATAGTGTATTGATAGAGCCAGAATTCACAAATGGCGACCCTAGAAATACATTAGAAAACTCATTGAAAAAAGTAACAAACATTATTATAGATACAAGGACTATAAAAATAGGTACAATAATAACAATTATAGGTGCAATAATATCTAGCTTTGGTGATTTAATCTAATACAACTAGGAGGTATAACATGGAAAATAGCTGCAAGGATTGCTTGTATGTAACTAATCTACGGCAAGATGTAGACGAACTGAAAGGGGATGTTAAGGATGTAGACAAGAGAGTTGTTGACATGGAAGTTGAAGCAGGAGAAACAAAAGAACAGGTAAAAACTGTATTTAATGTCTTGGCTGAAATAAAATCAGATGTAAAAGAAATAAAGAACTCAAAGAATAGATTTATGACAGGAATAATAAGTGGCGTAGCCGTTACGGTTATAGCTACTTTTTTATTGCAAATTTTTAAGACGTTTCATTGGTAAATAAAAATTAAGAAGGGATTTGATTATATGAATATTATTAACAGCAATATCAATTTTGTAACATCTAAATTAGCATATGGCAATAAGCCAGACACTATAGTCCTTCATCATGCTGAGGCTTCACATTGTAGTGTGTATGACGTAGACCAGTGGCATAAGGCTAATGGCTGGGCAGGGATAGGATATCAATATTTTGTTACCAAAACAGGACAAGTCTACACTGGTAGGCCTGAAAATGCAATTGGAGCACATTGTCCAGGACAAAATGACCACTCAATCGGGATATGTGCCGAAGGTGCATATATGACAGAAACTATGCCGGAAGTGCAGAAACAAGCTATCGTGGATTTATGCAAATATATTAAAGGTAAATACAAAATAACTAGGATAGGCGGTCATAAGGAGTTTTACAGCACAGATTGTCCAGGTACCAAATATCCATTACAGGAGATTAAAAATCTAGTTACAGCAGTAGCAGCACCTAAGCCTGTAACAGTTCCAGTACCAAAGTATGACGAAACTATTCCAACAGGAGCCAATATCTCTCCGATATTAGGTTCTTTTTATATTGAGAAAAGAACTGATGGAGGATTAGGAATACACTTAGACAGAGGAAATTATATAACTCTATTTAAAGGGAAACCACCTGTCACATACTGGAATGACAATAAAGGTAATGGCGGATCTAAACAATTGTAATTAAAGGTACTTCTTAATTGAGGTACCTTTTTAATATTAAAAATTTTATGGAGGATGATAATATGAATACAGTATTAGTAAACAATATAATAATACCAATAGTAGGTGCGGGAGTTGGAACAATATTAGAAATAGCAAGGAGACAGATAAAGGCTTTTTTAGATTCAAAACAAGCACTTATACAGAAACAGCAGGAAGCTTTAAAACAATCTATGGGAGTAGAACTTTATAATAAGGACAAGCAGTTTGTCCAGGACATGGTCAAGACTGTTGAACAAATGGGTAAAGAAATGAACTGGGATGGTGCTCTTAAACATTCTAAAGTATTAGAGTTTGTGGCAGGTAAAACAGGGCTTTCGGATACAGATATTTACAATATTATAAAAGGAGCTGTACTGGAAGTTAATAAATATAAGAGTGATACTCCTGTGATAACCACTGTAAAATTAGATGGCAATCCAGTAGCTGAAACTGTACAGAAATAATTATACCCCGGGAAACCGGGGATTATTTTTTATTTTAATATAAAAATGTTAAAATAAAAATTGAAAGGAAGTGGTGTATTTGCAGAATAAACCGATTTTATCTGAAAATTTAAGAAAAGTTAATATAATTGATGATTTTTGGGATGTAGCCAAAGAATGTAGAGAAAGTTATTATTATTTGCAAAGCTTGAAGAACTTTTTAAATAATGGATTTATTTTAAAAATAGATGAAAAATATAACGAACAATTTAAAGAGGTCAATGTTGACGTTGCTAAAATTAGCAAAGAAATTGAAAGTATAGATCAAGAATTTACTGATTTAGAAAATCCTAAAGATACTTGTAATGAACCAAATAGTTACCAATATACTAATGCATACAATAAGAAAATAAAAGACATAAAAGATACTGAATTGCTTAATTTATTAATAAGAAATATTGAATTAAGAGAGAAAATTGATGAAATGCAGATTAAAGTATTAGATATAATAATTAAGAACAGAGATTTAGTAAATAAGTCTATAATAAATAATAATCAAAAGCTAGATACTATTTACATACAATGTATTGAAGATAATCTAATGACCCTTGCATTTAATCATTCTACTAGAGAAGATAAAATAGATACATACGAATTGTTTATTGAAGAAAATAAAATTAAAAATAGTTCGAAAGAAATAAGAATAAATTTACCATATAGATGTAAAGTAAGAGATTATAGCTATATAATTAAAAGAAAAAGATATATTTGTAAAAATTATATTAAACTAACTTTAAAGCTTGTAGATTTAAAAACTAAAGTAGATGAGAATGAAGAAATAAATAAACTGAATAAAAAACAATATTATTTTAATAAGTTAGTGACTATACTTACGATAATTTCAACCTTATGCGCAATTTTATCTATAATATTAGCATAACTTTATATAATCTAATATTTATTAATTACAAGGTAAATTATTTATTTATTGTAAAATTAAGCAGGAATATAGGAATTTATAGAGAAATATTTAAATAAATATAAAAGGAGTGAAACAGAATGAATTCAATAAATTTTAATAATAATGATAATAAATTAAGCATCGAAGATTTTATTTTAAAAATGAGTGAAATTAGACATTGTAATTCTATAATAGAAACTATATTTGAAACACATTTTAAATTTGACAATAAAAGAAATTTAATATCTGATTTAAATTTAAATATAAGCCAAGAGTTTAATATAAATGGGCTAATACTTTTAATGTGGTTGCAACAAAATAAAACAATAAATGAAGAAAACATAAATATAAGTTATCAAAAATATAAAAAAATAATTATGTGTATTAATAATTTAAGAATTAAATATGGATTTATAATTTCTAGATTGTTGTCTAGAGTACAAAATCCTTTCCTAATAGATTCTGTGGAGACTCTTATTAGTCCTAACAACGTATTACATAAAATCCAATTTATAAGAACTGATGGAGAAAGTTTAGAAGGATTATTTGAAATTAATTCCTTAATGGGATTAACTACTAGTATTTTGAATGCGTTACAATCATCTATGAAAGTTGGCATATATAATATTGATAAAGAAACATTAAAAAATTATATGGAACAAAGTAATAAATTTCTAAGATATTTAAATAAAACTATAGAAGATCAAAATCATAAAGAAAATAATCAAATAGCTATTGCTAGAGATAAATAGGAGTAGATTTATGTGGTATGATTCAAATTGGTTTAATGGAGTTATTAGTGGCTTTTTTGGAATATTGACATTTATATTAGGAAGCCTTTATAGTTCTAAGATACATAAGAAGGATGATGAAAAAAATTTTTTAATATTAATAGTTCAACAATACCAAGAACTCTTTTCTATTATTGTAGAAGGAGTATATAATGCAGATAATATCAATTATTTAAAGTTAAGAGAACAACTGGAAATAAATAGAAGCATTTTACTTTTGCTTCCTAAAGAAATTAAGGAACTATTTTTGAAACTATTTAAAATTTATTTTTCGGGGGCTGTATATTACAGAAATAATAAAAAAGATATTTATAAATATTTATATTGCATTAATAAAAAGCTAGATACCTATGGAGTTGATTTGTTTGAGGCTAAGTAATCTTGACCAATATAGAAATAGTACTAAAATTGACATAGATGCTGATTTAAATTATAGTGAATTTAAGGAGTTAGAAAAAAAATTCTATAAATTAATTGACAATAAAAAAATAATTTCTAATATTACAAGTATGGAAAATAAGTTAAATAAACTTTTAGAATATGGTTCATTAAATAAAGAAGATATTATGTATAAATCCTTATCTAAAAATTTAAATGATATTGTAAGTATTCAAGCTAAGCCTAAAAAAAGTATAGAAGACATATATAATGCATTTTATACATATAATAATTTTAATGATATTTATAAAACAATTAATGGCGGTGATAATAATGATGAATGATATAATAACTTTTTATCCAAAATCATTATATTCTAATATTGATTTTGAAGAGATAAAAAAACAATTCACTGCAGATAATATTAAATTTAAAGATTTTGGAAGTATAATTATTGCATATACTTCTAATTATACTATAAGCATAAATGATATAGGTAAAATGGAAATCCTTTATAATAATAATCTTATTGTAGATAAAGGTAAATTAGAAGAACAAGTAAAACAAATTGAAAATATTTTTAAAGTTCAGGTTCAGGATTTTAAAGTAGAAGTTCAAATGTAAAAAAGTATATGTTTATAAAGCAGAATAGTTAGTAATATAAGAAGAAACTCCAGCTTAATTCAAGCTGGAGTTAATCTTTTGACGTCAAAAATTCGTCAAAAATAACTTATAAAAGCATACGGTAATTTTGTAGCTATATTATTAAACAATGTTTAAACCCATGTAATTACAGTATTTTATAAGATCCTATTAATAATTATTTAATACTTAAACTATTAAATTAATAAGATGTTTTATAAATAGTGGATATAACTATAATAGTACTAATGATATTAAAGTAGAAACCGTAGTTGATTTTTATAGACTGCTAAATAGTCTATTACCTCGGAAACAAAAAATTGTTTTAGATAATATTTATACTAGACTATCTATAATTGAAGTTGAAATTAGTTATGATGATGGCGATATACCATTTTAATATATAACCTATAAGGAATTCCAGCCTAAAAACTGGAGTTATATTTTTAAACCCATCAACCACGCCATTTCCTAGTGATATTAATTAATCCGGTCAGGAGGTCCACCAATGGCCGTAGCTCCAATTAACGAAGTAAGAAAAGTTATAAATTATGCAGCAAGTGTAATACCTGCAAACAAGATATTTATGGGAATGCCACTTTATGGATATGATTGGACATTGCCGTATATACCAGGAGGAGAGTTTGCTGAAGCGATAGGAAATCAGGAGGCTATAGATAGAGCTAGAAGATATGGAGCAGAAATAAAATATGATGAAGTTTCTCAATCGCCTTATTATAATTATATAGATGAACAGAGAAGAGAACACGTAGTATGGTTTGAAGATGCCAGAAGTGTTTCTGAAAAGTACAAACTATCAAGTGAATATGGACTGAGAGGAGTTAGCTATTGGGCATTAGGTCAGCCTTTTCCTCAAAATTGGCAAGTATTAGATAATATGTTTTTTATAGAAAAGGTTATACCAGATGTATAA